GACTACAATAAGTTTAAAAAGCAATTTATCAAGGCTAACTCAGTTGACTCAGCAGACGCTGTGAAAGTTGAGCAGCCAAGTGGGGAGAAATCCCAAAAAATGGAGACTAATATGTCAGAAGAAAATAAAACTCCTGAAGTTTCTCCTGAGTTCGATTTGAACAAATTTGCATCAGAAGCTGCTGAAAAAGCAGTTGCTGCTTATGCAATGAAGCAAGCCGAACTTAAAGCAGCTGAAGAAAAAGCACAACAAGAGCAGGCTGAAAAGCAAGCTGAAGTTGAAGCTAATGAAAAGGCTGTTCAAGAAGCAAAGCAGGAAGAACAAAAATCTGTTATTGAAGCAGGTTTATCTGGAGCTGAAAGGCTTATGTCTGATGTTGAAAAAAGAGTCAAAGATGACTACTCTAATTTAGAGGAAGTTGTTAAAGGGCTTGAAAAGCAACTAGCAGAAAAATCTGAAGAAATCATGAATATTCGTGAGTCAAAAAGAATTTTTGCTGACAGACAAGGTCAAGGCGATTGGAAAAAAGCTTTCGAGAACGACATCATTGATGCAAAATTTGCTGGTTTAGCTACTGGTAAAGGATGGGACAATGAGTATGCTAAGTCAGTTATGGAAAAAGTTAATGCACATAGTGGTGTTGGCGTTTCATCTGCTGATTTCGAGCAAATCGTTTCAACAAACATCGAAAGAGATATTCAAAATGAGCTAGTATTGGCACCTCTCTTTAGAGAAATCCCAATGACTTCAGCTAACATGATTATCCCAATCCTACCAGACAGCGGATACGCACAGTTCACATCTAACCAAACAGCTAGTGGTTCATCACCACATGGCAACTTGGCACAAAGAGGTGACACATACGGTTCCCCTTATGGTGGTGTTGACCTAACTGAGAGAACACTCTCAACCAACAAGTTGATTTCACAATCATACTTAGGTAACGAAACTGAAGAAGATGCAATTATGCCAATTCTACCTTTAATTAGAGAGTCTATGGTAAGATCACACGCTAGAGCAATCGAAAATGCAATCCTATTAGGAAACCACGCAGACGGTGCTTTCACATCAGGTGCTTTCGACGGCCTTATTAAAATGGCTGACGACGACAGTGATGTTGATACAGACACTGGTGGCGGTGCAGGCGGAATCTTCGCTTCAGGCGACAAAGTTGTCGCAACAGACCTTTTAGCCCTAAGAAAGAACATGGGCAAATATGGTGTTAACCCTCAAGATGTAGTATACATCGTGTCTCAAGAAGCTTATTACAACCTTCTAGAAGATGCTGAGTTCCAAGATGCTAACCTAGTTGGCGACATGGCTACTAAGCTATCTGGCGAAATCGGCCAAGTATTCGGTTCAAGAGTACTATTATGTGACGAATTCGCATCAAAAGCAGCTACTAAGCACGCCGCTGTAGCAGTTTATGCTAGAAACTATGTAATGCCAAGATTGAGAGGTGTTACCATCGAGTCAGACTACGAAGTAGCTAACCAAAGAAGAGTCCTAGTGGCTTCTCAAAGATTAGGTTTCTTAGACCTAATTGACGGTGCAACTTCTAAGTGGGCATTTAAATACGCAGCAGCTAGTTAATAGCTGATGGATTGGAGGGGAGCAATCCCCTCCACTTTTTAAGGAAAATATGGCAGATTTAATAACATTACAACAATACAAAGATTTTGCAGGACTTCAAGGCGAAAGTGAAAATGCAAAAATCAATGTTATTATACCTGCAATTAGCCAAGCAGTAAAAACATACTGTGCTACAAGTTTTATAGACTACTATTCTGTTGATAAAACTGAGTACTTTGATATAACTGATGATTTGACTTACGCAATAATGGTTGACGAAAGTCCTTTAGTAAGTGTATCTTTAGTACGAGAAAGGCAAAGCCAAGCTGATTCTTGGGTAACTTTAATTACCGAAAACTCAGACGGCAGTGGAAAGTATGATTACATACTAGACATAGAAAAAGATACTATTTTTAGAACTACTGCAACTGGAGATAAATATTTTCCAAAAGGTAGAAAAGCTGTAGAAGTTACTTACAGAGCGGGGTATAGTGCAACTCCAGAAGATTTAAAACTTGCATGTTTTGATTTAGTTAAATACTATCTCAAAGATGAAAGAAAGTCAAGTTTAGTTATCTCTGGCGCACAAATTCAAAACCAAGTAAGTACAAGTTTACGAGAAAATATAGGATTCCCTGACCATATTAAGAGAATACTAGATTTTTATAAAGTACATAAGTAATGGCAAAAAATCCAACACAATTAAAAATTAAACTTTTTAAAGATATAGGAGAAAGTACTACTTTAGAAGAGTTAAATCAAAATTTAGGACAAGAGTTTAAAACAAACTCAGCAATTTTAAGAAAAGATTTAGATAAGTTAGTTGTACACACTATAAAATATGAAGATTTAATTGATCGAGGAGCAAAACTAACAGCTAATATTGAAAAATTATTTGCCACTCTTAGTTCTATTAATTTAGTAGATTTAGAAGTAAGTCAAATAGAAGGAAGTTTTAATGACGTAAAACTTAATACAAAAGCTTTATTTGACAGTAGATTTTTTAATGGAAAAGAATTTGGTCATGCAGATATAACCGTTGTAGGAGTAAGATTAGGCGCCCTAGCAGCAGCTTTACAAGGTTTAGAAGATAATATTATAAGAGCTAAAAGAGGAGTCCCAAAACGAGAAGGCAGTATAAAAGTACCGGAAGCAACAGGATTACCTGTTAAAACTGTAGCTCAATTAAGAAGTTTAAAAAGTGAAGTACAAAAATTATTTTTAGCTTGTAGATTTATTGAGAGATTGCCTATAAATACTTCGTTAAATTCTGCACAGAAATATTCTTCTATTGCAAATGAACTTAATAAAGTATCAAACTTACAAGAATTGTTAACAATAGAAAAACAGAAAGTGTTTGATACTTTAACTGGAAAATCTAAATTAAGATTAAAAGTAGAAAGCAAACAGTATAATAGGTATAAGGCATTTTTTGAAAGAGCTTTTGGAAGAAATGCTACTTCTTTACTAAATAAAGGATATCCTGAAGCAAAATTTAAAAAATATTTTTTAAACAAAGTAGATATAGGAAATTTAGTAGGGTCTAAATCAATTACAAGAAAAATAAAAGATGATATAATGGATATTGCTGCAGGCAAAAAACCAAAAAAAGAAACAACAGGAAAAAGAACAAGTAAAAAAGTAAAAAGTGCAGCTCAAGGAATAAGAAAAAATACAGTTGCTCCAAAGTTAAATAACTTAGCTACTAAAGCCGCAGCAGCAAAAGCAGTAGTGAATAGTGCTACACTAAGAACAAAAGAAAGAGAGTCACAAGGACTTGGAGTTAGAGAACTCAAAAAAATACAAACAAAAATTAATGCAAGATTACCTGCAGAAGTAAGAAGAAATATGGGAAGACCTGCATTGATTAATAGAACAGGAAGATTTTCTAATAGTGTTGAGCTAACCTCATTAAGAGATACAGGTAAAACATTAACAGGTGATTATACTTATATGCATAATCCTTATAGAACATTTGAAAATGAAGGACAAAGGCAATGGCCTGTAGGGTATAACCCAAAACCTCTTATAGCAAAAAGTATACGAGGGCTAGCAGAACAATATATAGATAGAAAATTTACACTTAGGAGAGTATAGTGGCAAGTACATATAGAACACAACGAAAAAAGATTGCCGAAGCTCTCGTAGTAAAATTAAAAGAATTAGATGGAAATTATCCATACAATACAAACATATTTAATAATGCAGATAGTCATTTAGTATTTTTAGACGAAATACAACAATATCCAAAAATATGTGTGGTAGCGGGAGACGAAACTCGACAATACCAACCTGGCGGATTTAAATGGAGATTTGTACAATTAACAATTAGGGCATATGTAGAAGATGCAAATGACCCTCAAGAAGTTTTGTCATTGTTACTCGAAGATATAGAAAGAGTAATAGACAACAATGACGTACTAGTGTATGATGACACTGTATCCCCTAACTTACAGACAACATCTATAACGATAGAGTCTATAAGTACTGATGAAGGAGTAATTGCTCCTCTAGGTATTGGGGAAATGGTAGTCGAAGTACGATATTAGGAAACAGAGGACGCTGATTAAAATCATGCGGAATCCTTTCCAAAGAAGAAATAAATAGGAGAAAGCAATGGCTTTAAATCTATCAAGAAATACCAAAGTATTTGT